ATGATCCAACCTAAAGCATCTACTAGATAATTATGAACACTGCTCGGTTGAACATTGTTTGTAAGAGCAGATAATGTAGTTATGTTTGTGGCTATATTCCCCGCAGGTTTTGTTGGACTTGCTGGGATAAGCATAGGGAGTAGTGTTCCCGATAGATAAGAATTAAACTCTGCGCTTGTGTCAAAATTAGCTAAAGTTGAGCTTAGTGGGAGAAGAATCTTAGTTTCAAAATCAAACGGAGATATATTGGTAAGCTTATTTTGTTTTACAAAGTATTGCGCTATTCCACTTATTGTGTTTATGGTGCTGGTCTGTGTATTTGCAACAGCAGACAACGGAATTACCGTGCTAATATTATTAGCAACATTTATGTGAGAGTTAATTACTTGAGAGACTGGGTTTAACTCAGTTCCACTTAGCTTCAAATCCTCGGTCTGATAAACTTCAGGAGTTATAAGATCAATAAGTTCTACAAAGTTAGTTTTGTAGAACTTTCGTGGATTTGGTGTGTACTTGCTGTCTCCCATTAATCTAACAATTCTATATTAATAGTTAAGTTATTCAACTGAATAATCTCATTAAAATCTAAAGGTATATCTTGTTCCACGTTGTCGATGGTTGAGAATCTCACCTCTTCAACTTCAAAAATCTGTCTATTAATCTCTCCAACACTAAAGTCTTCTCCAAACTCCCTATTATCTACATTCATATAAGTAAGAATCTTATCTCTAACTTTTGCTTTAATTTGATCTTGATTTTCTTCTTGGGCTTGATCTATCCTAATCGTAGTTACCAAATCCAATGTTCTAATCAAACCATCAACAACTACTACGTCATCAGTAGCCATTTTCTTTTTATTTATAGCAGATAACAGTTGGGTTTTAAAATTTGATGTGGCTCTTTGTAACTGAAAATCAGAAGCTTTTTCTAAAACGTAAATATCTATCACATTCGCAGAAGAGTATGCCTTTCTTACAGCAGCATTAGCCTTTCCTACAGTCCCGAAGGTGCTTATAAATGTATTAGAAAACACGGAGTAATCTTCTAATGTTACTAATCGGTCTTGTCTTCTGAACTCTAAAGGAGCGTATCTCTTTGCATGATCAAGCGTTTCTGCGTTCGATCCTCCTGTTCCTTTTGATATGTTAGTAAGTGTCGCTGTGTCTGCGGTAGCGCCGACGTTCAATGAGACATTTGTATTAATTGAATCCTTGGCTATATTTCCTCTGGTTCCTCCCCCAATCCTATAAAATACCGTATAAGATGCAGTATCTTCAGGAGAGATACCTACACTACCATCCCCAAAAACTATAGTGCCTTTATACTCATCATCATAAACCATTTCAAATATCTTATCAGAAGAGCCAGAAGCAAAGTAAACATTTGGAACCTCAGTATAGGCTCCATTCATGGTGGCGGTATCAGCCTCAACATATACTTGAACACTTCCCTCAACCACAGGACCTTGTGTTAAACTAATCGTCTTTACACCTTCGGTGGCTGCAAAGCTCCCTGTATCCTTAACCAGGGCTCCCTCCTGAATTACTAAGTTTTCAAAAACTTTTTTATCAGCACTAATAGACTCCGTATGCTCTAAGGTTATATCTCCTGTAGTATTGACGGTATCGACTAAACCATTAACAACTTTGTATAGAGTAAAGGTCAAGGCTCCTCCATCTTCTGGGGAAGTAGTTTCTATGACACGATTTGCGGCAGCAATCACAGCATTTGTGCCCCCTCCAGTGGCAATTGTTGTCGTTAATTTAGCGTCAGCAGCAGCAGAGAGAGGCCCCTTCATTCTAATTCCGATTAATTGCAATAACTTTTTGACGCTGGACCGTTGGTTTGCTGTTGCTAAAAAGTTTTCATTGGCAAGCATATCAGCCTTCATAGACATTACAGACCCCATATAGGCTACAAGTTCAATAAACATCATTCCAAGATCTGACTCTACAAAATACTTATAATCTAACGGATAAACCGTCTTAGCATAGTCAATTAAAGAATTTCTTAATGTAAGAAAGTCTGTTGCTGCGAAGTTAACCAGGGCTGGTCGTTTATTAACAGGAATATTTGCTAACTTCATAAAATCGGATGCTATTGTTCCCGAAAAATTCATGATATGTCTACCTCAACGTCAAATGTTTCTAAATCAGCAGTATCTAGCTGGAGAGATAATACTACCTTAAGAGAGTTTCCTCCTGCTGGGCCAGCCTCACCTAAAGGGAATACGGAAAGTTTGGCTATGTTTGCCCCAACAATATAATTTTTAAAAGAGTAAAGAATTTCTCTTTTTATATTTTCAAATGTGGTTTGATCTAGGGGTTGGAACACATACTTTCTTAAGTTACATCCAAAGTTTGGAAGCATAACTCTTTCCCCCTTTTCTGTTCTTAACAACTGCTTTACAGAGTTTTTAATCATCTCAACACCACTTTTTTTACCAAAGATTCCTCCGTCATTAGACGAGCCTAGGGGGAAGTTTAGGCCATAAACTTCCTGCCTTTTTGAAGTTGGAGTTTGTTGAATATACCTTGGAGGTATTTTTCCATAAATATTTACGGTTTGATTAGCAGCCATTAGGTATTAATATTTTTGAAGAAGCCCTGTTGAGCTTTGTAATTTGTTAAAACCTCAGTCTTATCTAGGGGTCTAGAATAAAACTTAAGGCTTCCTACATACCCACGAAGTCCACTGGTTATCCCGCTACGATCCCCACCTAAAAAGTTTCCGTACTGATACATGCCATCGGTATACCCTCCTCCAACAATCCAAGGAGTATAGAAGGGATTTAATAACGGGCCTTGTTTTAAAATATCAGGTCCATCGACCGTGTTCGATGAATACTGGAAGCTATTGTTCTTTTTAAAGTTTGGAAGGCTTGGTGGGATTCCTAACTCAGATCCAAACACAGCAGCTACAGAAGATGTGGCAACTAACGCTCCGTCAGCGTACATTTTTATTTCATCATTGATTGGATCACACGTTATATCAAGTAAGACAAATTGAGAAGAGACACTTCCAAAACCTGTTGAGGATAAATCAACTTTCATTTTATGGTATGTGGGAAGATCTTGACAGTCATCACTATTAATCCACGATGCAGAAGATAAATCCCTAGATTGTGTGGGAGCAATAAAGAAGCTCAACGAAGATACAGGATCATTGTTAAAGTTTGCGTTACTATACCCAGAGATATCATGAGTAATTCTCACATCTCTTGTAAACCCACAAACCATACCTCGTACAAAATTGTCTCCCCTTGTATTTTTTAAATAATCTAAATCTCTTTCAGTTCCTGTATGATCTATCGCTGAAACACCTGAGGCCACCCCAACATTTTCACTGGCTAAAATAACTTTAGTTAGTGATGACGTAGTAGCACTTAACCAACCCACTCCACCATCTGTAATATTAGGAACATGCGCCCAGCACTCTAAAGTAAATCCGTTTGATGAATACGTTAAATCTCTAAACTCTGGGGTGTCTGGTAATTTAACATACGACCCTAATGCTGAGGCTGCGGCGGTGTCGGAAGACTTATTCTTCACAATACCCTCTAAATAGGGGATTGACAGCCCTGAAGCAAAGATTGTTTTAAGAGAATTTCCTACTAACTGAGCATTGTTATACATATCTTCAGTAGCGCAATTAGTAACAGGAAAATTAAGAGAGGACGGAAGTTCTAGTTCAGTTTCTAAGAAATTATAAATTGCAAAGAGATCATTAGAAACAATTTGATCAGTTAAAGAGAGAACCGTACCCGCTTGAGTTGATGATGGAGAATAAAGAATACTTCCTTTGCCTACTGTAGGAACTTTTAGCTGCTCAAAAGATAACGACGGAGGTTTTGCGCTAGTTTTAGCGAACTTTGCGTTAATAGGCAGAACAATGCCTTGGACATCTGCCTGATTAAATATTAGGCTATTTTGCTTTTCAAAGTCTACTTCTAAATTGTAGTCTGCTAAGTAAGAAAAATCATTAATTGGCACTGCCCCAGGAGGAAATTTAGGTTGTGTCTCCCGACCATAAACTTGCGGGGCCTTTACAGCAACCTCAATTTGTTTTTTTCTTCTATTGATTTTATTGTTATGATTAGCGATGTCTGAAATAATTAAGTTTCTTTGATTTTTTACAATTGAAGAATCTTCACCAAACTCAGCTATGAACTCAGTTAAGTCTGAGGATAAATCATAAACGTGCTTATCTCGTTGTTGTTTTAGAACAGATAAGAAGTGGTCTGCTTTATAATATTCTTGTAAGCCCTTACTATCATCCACTCTTTCGGGGTCAAACATGTTATCTGTAAATTTATTGAGAGATTTAATAGAAACAGCTTGGCCTTTTCCTCCTAGATTGGGGTCGTAATTATAAGTCCATTTTTCGCCTAAGGGAACAATCCCAGAGATAGCTAAAAATATTGGGTCCAACCCACCTGACTGAGAATCATAATACAATCCATCAGAAGTTAAAACATATTGTCCATCAACGGATATCGGAGGTCCATAGGTTAATCTGAAAACTTCCTCGTCTGGCTCTCTATCCCCTGGGTCCTCGGGGGACACCCTGTTGAAATTAGTCTTATCTAAGAACGGATCAAGTTCCCTACTATTTAATAACTTCGGCTCTAAGCTTGGATCAACTGCTCTTGCTTGAAGTATATCATTAATTTCAAAAATCTTATCTGAACAGCTTGTAATAAAATTAGATGCAGACTCTAACCTTGCTTTATCCCCAGAGTAAACAGTATCAAATAACTGATTAGCTTCTTCTGCGGAAAGGGTAGCTTTTTCATCAGCAGAATTTCCTGATTGATAAGATTGTAACTTGTTAAATTTGTCCAAGCAATCAGTTATGGAGTTAATCTGGTTGCTTATATTTGTATAATTGTTATAAAGTTCAGCGCCAACAGTAGACGCATACTGAAAAGCGCCTAAGAGTCCTGCTAAATTATTTTTAGTTTGATTTTCATTATTGTCAATCCCCATCCAGGCTGTATCCGATCCAAATTTTAGTAGCCCTGTCTCAGTATCAAATTCCATGATTCCTGTTTTTAATGCTAATTTTTTAAATACTGCCGCTGTATCTTCTTGAGCTTTGGCCTTTGCCTCGGTAATCTTAGTTTGCATATCGCTTAAGACTGATCCAGGCAGTAAGTTCATAGCCTCACTAGCCAAATTAAGCATACAACTAGGCATACCGTATGACATACCCAGGGCCTGGAATGCTCCCGTCCCTGTCTGGCCTTGTACTTTTAAGAATGTTTCTAAATCAAATGATGCCATGATTACCTCTTAATATGTAGTTATCCCCTCGTTTCCGTAGTAACTTTGTTCACCTTGGACATTGGGATCGGATGGGCTAGATCCATTTGCTAAATTTATGGTTGGGGCATCTATATTAGCGGTTCCAGCGGACTGAACCTCCAAACTACCGCTATTACTTTTTATACTTAGGTTATCTTGGCTCTGCATTCGTATTTGGCCCCCTGCCTTCATATCTATATTACCTCCCGCATCCAAACGAATATCTCCTTTTGTCTTAATAATCACTGCTCCTCCTTCTCCATTTGTTTCTATTTGGATAATCTGATTACTCCCATTTTGATTTAGGCATTCTATAAATATTCTACCTTCTTTAGCTTGTGTAAAAACATTGACATCTTTCCACTTACTTTGAATATTTACATTTCCTGCTTCATTTGGGGCTCCTGCTGGGGCTTTAGCTCCAGTGGAGTTATTAATAAGTTGTAGTTCTTTACCGTCTACCACAACAATATCTGTTTGAGATTCAATGTTAATATGCTTTTGTGGACCTACAGACTCTATTTGAATTGCTCTTGAAGGTACACTTTGATTTTGAGGATTATCACTTAAGGTAATTCTAGATCCGTTACCTGAATCCATAACTATTGAATCAACTGCGGGGCTGTCATTAAGTGTTACTTTTTTATTTACTGTTGATTTAAGCTCGGTTTTCTTATTAATAAATTCGGGATTATTCTCTTCGGAAATAGTTAGTCCTGCACCATCAACACTCTTAAAGTTCATTCTCATAGGAACTCCCCTAGCTTTATAAGTATTTGGATCAACTCTAGAAATTGGATACGCAACACTATCTGGAATTTTTGATCCCAACACCTGCCCAGGTTCAGGGTCGAATGTGGCACCAATATAGTACCACTCACTAGATCCGTTTGGTGAACATACTAAAACTTTAGTTGTAACCTCAGGTATAGCTATAATCCCACCTTCGCTATTACTGGCATAAGGGCTTACATAAAATATATCTTTTTCAATACCGCCCAAATATTGAATCTTAGCTTTAAACTTTCCATTTAAAGTTCCATCAGTCCGATCTGTTACTACAGCAAAAGAGGTTATATTTTCTTTCTTATACTTCATCACCAAATACCTGTGTTTCTTTTCCAAAAGTTTTAATTAACTTAAACTCTGACTGGGCTCCTCTACTGTTAATCCTATGCTTAAAGCCTACAATCTGATATAAACCGCTAAAAAAAGCATTTATGGGTCCTCTTTTTGGTGCTTGACCTTGGAGAATTGAGGCATCTTGGGCAAATAATACACAATAATCTGACAAACTGTGTGTCTTCGATAGGTGGAATGCAGGTAAGCTCTTAATAGATACTTCTAAACTTTGCTTATATAGCTTATCAACTAATTCACCCATTGCAGTAAAAGGATCTCCTGGAAGAAGTTGATCTATCTCTACATTTAACTTTAAGCTTCCGTCTGCTCCCGTAAGTTCATCTAATAATGCAGCTACGAGGTTTGCGTGTTCTAGTGGATCTAGGTTTATATCTTTTGATAATTCAGGACTGATCTTAGATGCTAATTTTTGTATTAAAATTTGTTTTTCTGTTGTTCCTAAATTTTTTGAATAGTTTTGCATCTTCATAAATGCTACACAGTCTTCTTCAGTTCGAAGCGGAAACGATCCTACACCTATTGGAAGAACCCCAGCGACAACTCCTGCTGCGATGTCATTAACTACTTTTTTGAATCCTAGTGTTTTTAGAGCAGCTAAATAAGTTCCTCCAAAATTAAACGTCATGTCTAACACATTTGGATTTGATGTGTTATACTTAAACACTGTAAATGGCAACTTCTCCAAACCCTCTTGATTATTTTTTACAAAGTTAGACATGGTAAAATCTTCAGAAAATCCAAACTCATCAGGAAGATTGGTAAGACCACCAAAAGCCCCTTCTAAATTAGTTAGTTGTTGAACCACAGGAGGGTAGGCGGTATTATAAATAACCGTATTGTAATTAGTATTAGTTAATATTTCCTTATCTAGTGGATGCAGTGGGATAACTTTTTCAGCTAGAAGTCCTAATTGTATGGACTCCTCGGTGTCCACAGATCCACCATCTAAAGGAACCATGCTTGGAGCCCCAGCGGCGCTTTGCGGTATGACCTGCTGTGCGGCTGCCTGGGCAGTCACTATTTTGCTTATTTGTTGATCCTTTTTTTCTATATCAACTGTGCCATATAGATACTGTTTAACTAATGCATTGTCTCCAACAATAATTACTTCTTGTGTTGGATTTAAAGATTCATAACCTCCAAACAATGGAAACCTTGAGCAATCTAGAAGTTTATTATTAGC